CGGCCCTTGATTGGGCTCGCCCGAAAATCAGGTTCGCACCAGACTCGCTGGTGGAGGAGGGAGTCTACTGCGAACTCGTCTCGGAAAGTGAAATTTCCGAGGTTTCGATTTCAGTGGGATTCTGGGCGATTCTGGTATCCGTAATTGGCTGTTTCAGCGTTCGAAATGCTGATAAGCGGTACCTTTTCTCCCAACAACCCGACCCGTCTAGCCGCCGTTAAACCTTTGTTGTAACGGAGTTTTTCAAGAATTGGACCTGAACACGCCGATCAATTTACCGTCTATAAAAAGAGCCGGCTCGACCCGATATACCCGTCAACCAGCTCAAAATCTATTTATAATCAGCTACTTAAAGGATCTTAGCCGCGTCGGCGAATTTACCGTGATGCGGGCGGCAAGTCCACTACAATCAATCGTGTGTTTTCTAGCTTGGCCCCCCAAAAATGTAGGCCCGTAATATGATGGGAAGGCTTCCATACCTTCTCCGCAAAGGCGGCGCCTCTCTGGCCGAAGCGGCTATCGCGTCAACCCGGCACCCGATTGTCGGCCGCCCGCCGGCGGGCCGGCTGTCTCCAGCGCGCCACCCCTCCCAAGCAACCGGGCAGGATGACGCGACAAACTAAGTTCACCGTGGCCGGGGGACCGAGAGAGGTTCGAATCCCGCTTCCTCCGGCAAGGGTCAAACAAACCCGATCGTCCCGACAGCCTCGAAACCGTACCCCTCTCGGCCGGGAACCGAGAGATGAATCCTTCCTCCAGCGGCGAGTCTGCAAACTCTCGGTCCCTCGGCTCAGCAGAGGTTGATCAAAGCACTTTACGCAAACCTGTCATGCTATTCGAGTTTTTATCGAATGGTGTGTTGACACATCGGCGCTATTCAGATAAAAGACGAATGGTATGAACCCTTAGGGCGGGTGAAACTGTGGCCAGCCCCGGTGAGCTTGTGCGGAAATTCTCGGAACTTCTCGGTATCGCTGAGCCGACGATCGTGCTGCATGATCGCAACCTGGTGGTCGCAGGCTTGCGCTCGAAGAGCGGCCGCGGCAACAGCGCGGCGCGGATGACGGCCCGCGACGCTGCCCACCTGCTCGTCGCAGTGTTGGGCAGCAGTCACGTGAAGGATTCGGCAGAAACGGTTCGACGCTACACGGAAACTCGCTTTCACAAGACCGCGGGCAGCGGCTATGACGACAGCACCATTGCGGCGCTGCGGAATTTGCCGCCCGATCACAGCTGGGTAGACGCTATCGAGGCCCTCGTTGCGGCAGCGGCCGACGGCTCCCTTGAAATTGCCATGTATGTCAATGTGGGCGAGGTCGAGGGGGAGAAGATCGGATATACCGCGATAATAGAGATTACCGTCCAAACCCCCGGGCAACGTGGCGAGATCTCGATCCGCGGCGGCGGCGCCAGCGGGCACGGTCAGTATGGTCTGCCGAATCCGTTCGACCAGCACCTAACATTGCAAGAAGTCGACGCCCGGAAGCGGAAAGCGAACGACTACTACGTGGAAAGTGACCTTACCCAATATAGACAGGTTACGGACAAGACGATTCTAAAACTAGGACAGATTCTGTGTACGTAACCTCTGTACTCAGGGTGATTTACCAGCAACTGAACGCAAGAAATTTTTGATCGGAACGGAGTTTATTTGATGTCAAATCCACAAGGGCATCTCTCTCGTAAGGATAGACGCAAATCCTCCCCACGAGGCTCCGGAAGGCATCGGCCGTTACGGAGGTGAAGAATGTTGTCGACACACTCAGAGCCCGCGGGTGCGAGGCCGACACGTCCGTGGCCGGCCGACTGCGGCGAGCGCTGGCCGATCGAGCGGTTGACACCGTACGCGAACAATTCCCGGCTTCACAGCGAGGCCGACCTCGACAAAATCGGCGCCGCGATCCTCAACTGGGGATGGACGATGCCGGTGCTGGCCGACGAGGAGGGTGTGCTGCTGGCCGGTCATGCGCGTGTCGGCGCGGCGGCAAAGCTGGGGCTGAAGTCCATCCCGGTGATCGTCGCGCGCGGCTGGAGCGAGGAGGAAAAGCGCGCTTATCGCTTGGCCGACAATCAACTGGCGGCGCGGGCGAGCTGGGACCCCGAGCAGCTCAGCAAGGAGCTCCGGGAGCTCGAGTTCGCCGGTTTCGACCTCGACCTGATCGGCTTCGAGCCGGGCCAGCTCGAAACCATCCTGGCCACTTTGGGATCGAGCGGTCTGACGGATCCGGACAGCATTCCGGAAATACCCGATCAACCAATCACTCGGCCCGGCGACATCTGGTTGTTGGGGAATCACCGGGTTGGCTGTGGCGACAGCACCAGCGGGGCGGATGTCGCTCAAGTGTTGGCTGGATCCGAGCCTCATCTGATGGTCGCCGACCCGCCTTATGGGGTCAGCTACGAGCCGTCCTGGCGAGCGCGCCGCAACCTCAGCACGGGCAGGCTCGCGCAGGGCAAGGTGCTCAACGACGACCGCGCCGATTGGCGTGAGGCGTATGCGCTGTTCCCCGGGGATGTCGCCTATGTCTGGCACGGGGCCTTGCGCGGCGATGTGGTCGCCGCCGATCTGGCCGCGTGCGGGTTGCAGCTGCGGGCTCAGATCATCTGGGCCAAGCAGCACTTCACCTTGAGCCGCGGCGATTATCACTGGAAGCACGAAACCTGCTGGCACGCGGTGCGCGAGGGCAAGGCCAGCCACTGGCGCGGCGACCGCACGCAGACGACGGTCTGGGAGATCGCCAACAACAACCCTTTCGGCAATCAGCAGCGCGAGCAGAGCTGGGGGCACGGCACCCAGAAGCCGGTCGAATGCATGCGCCGCCCGATCGCCAACAACAGCCGGCCCGGGCAGGCGATCTATGACCCGTTTCTCGGCTCGGGCACGAGCCTGATCGCGGCCGAAATGACCGGACGCGTCTGCTTCGGTCTCGAGCTCAACCCCGTCTATGTCGATGTCGTCGTGAAACGCTGGCAGGGCTTCACCGGGCGCGCCGCGAGACATCAAGCCTCCGGCCAATCCTTCGACGAGCGCGCCGATAGGCAGAGCCACGATCCATCAGGAGCCGCACATGGCGAGACAAGCATTTGTCGTGAATGATGCGATGCGCGAGAGGGTGCGGTACTTGGCCGGGGTCGGTGTCCGTCAGGACGACATCGCCAAGATCATCGGCTGCGCGCCGAAGACGCTGCGCAAGCGCCTGCGCGATGAACTCGATCGCGGCGTGGCCGAGGCCAATGCGACGATCTCCGGCTATTTGTTCGCTGCCGCGAAGGCGGGCAATATCACGGCGATCATCTTCTGGCTGAAGACGAGGGCGAATTGGCGGGAGCGGATGGCGCCGGATGATCCAGTTCCGGGCAGCGACACTGAGGGGAATTCACAGGTGGTCCTCGTTTTGCCCGATAACAGCCGAGATCCTGAGCTGACGCAGTTGCTGCGAGACGCACAGGAGAAATACTTCGTCAGGAAACAACAGCGGCGGAAGTCCCCTAGTGCAGCACCTAATCTTATGTTGAAGACCGAGATCACCGGGTCGGAAGGGGGATCCGCGCAGACCGAACACAGCGTGGACATTCTGCTCGACGACGGTGGTGATCCGCTTCCCGGCAACAAGGGACAGACGGCCTCGACGCCCGGCGCGTGAGAATGTCGCCATCGCCAAGGGTCACGATCTCGGCGCAGCCCGGACCTCAGACCGAGTTTCTTCGAACCGCTGCCGACATCTGCATATACGGCGGCGCGGCGGGTGGCGGGAAGACCGTCGGACTGATCCTGGAGCCGCTGCGCCACGTCGCCCGGGTCGCGAACTTTACGGCGGTATTCTTCCGGCGCACGACGCCCCAGATCACCAATCCCGGAGCGTTATGGGATGAGAGCCAAAACTTCTATCCGCGGGTCGGTGGCACGCCGCACGTCGGAGTGCACGAGTGGCGCTGGCCACGCGGCAGCAAGATCAAGTTTTCGCATCTTCAGCTTGAAACCACTGTCCACGACTGGCAGGGCGCCCAGATCACGTTGATCTGTTTCGATGAACTGACGCAATTCACGGCGCATCAATTCTCCTACATGGTCAGCCGCAACCGCTCGACCTGCGGCGTCCGGCCCTACATCCGCGCGACCTGCAACCCGGACGCGGACAGCTGGGTGGCCGACTTCCTGGCCTGGTGGATCGACCAGGACCGGGCTTCCGATCCCCGAGCGTGCCGGCGTTCTGCGCTATTACATCCGCGTCTCGGACAAGATCGTTTGGGCCGATCGACCCGATGACCTAATGCAATACATGCCGCGGCCGGCGGATCTTCCGCCGGGCTTCGACCCGCCGCGGCCGATCAGCGTCACGTTTATCCCGGCGGAGGTGTTCGACAACCCCGCTCTGCTGCGGGTCAACCCGGAATATCTTGCTTCGCTGCTGTCGCTGCCGCTGCTCGAGCGCGAGCGGCTGCTGGGTGGCAATTGGAAGATCCGGCCGGCTGCCGGGCTCTATTTCAAGAGGGAATGGTGTGCAATCGTCGACGAGGTCCCGGCGGATCTCGACGTCGTTCGCTATTGGGATCTCGCCGCTACCGAAAAGACCGAGCTTAACGACCCTGATTGGACTGCGGGCATCAAGCTCGGCCGCGATAAGAACGGCGGCTACTGGCTCCTGGATATGGTGCGCGAGCGGGCCAACCCGGGCGACGTCGACAGATTGCTGCTCAATATCGCCGCACAGGACGAGAAACGAGTCCGCATCGGGTTCGGCAAGGATCCGGGGCAGGCCGGTAAGAGCCAGGCGCTTCACCTGATGCGCGCGCTCAGCGGCTTCACCGTAGCGTCCGCCGTAGAGAGTGGCGATAAGCTCACGAGGTTCGGGCCGTTCAGTTCGCAGTGTCGGGCCGGCAACGTGAAGATCCGGCGAGGCCGCTGGAACGAAGACCTGTTCCGCGTCCTCGAAGGGTTCCCCGATCTCGCCCATGATGACGAGGTCGACGCCTGCAGCGGAGCCTTGGAAATGCTCAATGCCGAAATGAATAGCTGGGGCATCTTTGAACTCTACCGCCAGAAGGCCGAGCAGCTGCTCGCCGAGCGCGAGGCGCGGGGTGAGGCGACACCGCAACCCACCCAAACCGTATGGGGCCCGCGGCTCCATGGAATGGCTCGCCGCACAGAAGAAATCGAGCCGAACCGCGGCGGCTCTTGCGCCGAGGTTTTACGCACGACGTCCTCGGGTCGCTCCGCGTGCGTGAGGCGCGACAACTAAGCTCACCCTAGCCCGGCGGACCGAAGGTTCGAATCCCGCTCCCTCCAGCGGAGAGTCCGGTGCGAACTGACTTCCGGGGACGGGCTGTCCGATCACTCGCCGCTGATCCGAGCTCGGTTCGCAAACCGGACCCCGGATGGGATCAGTGACGACTTCGAACTCCCGGCATCCCAAAGTAATCTCGCTCTCGAGTCACGTGAGGAGACCTGGGATGG